CTTCCGATCTGGAAAAGGGTGCTAGAGTTTTTGCAATAGATGCTAGCGATAATTTTTCTAATACATTTATGTCAAGTGCTGTTGTAAATGATATGACAGGTTTTTATGCTAATGTAGGTGATGATTATAATGGAACACCTGTTTCTGGAGTAGCTCCAAATTTAACAGGTTTAGATGTTTCAAATGCAACTAGTTTCTCACAAGCTTTCATGTCCACTAGGCTTACAAGTAATATTGATTTTAACAATATAACTTATGGCTCTGCAGCATACAACTTTGGTCAAACATTTCAAGCTTATTACGGCCAAACATACGCAGGCTCTCATATAGACTTTTCAAATGCTACACTTAAAATTTCATCACTGTCTAGTACGTTTTTCTCCTATGGAACTGAAGTTTTAGAAAAAATTACTTTTGGAAATAATGTAGACTTTTCTGAACTTACATCATTTAGTCATACATTTTATAGAACCGGTATGGGTTCAAATGGTACTATAGTAGAATTACCAACTAATGCTGATTATAGCGCGTTAACGAACGTTACCAATATGTTCTTTAACACTAACTATCCTTATACTATTCCATCTTTAAGTACTTGTCAAGTAGATTATTTTATAAGAAACTTATATTCCTCTAGACAGAGTTTAGGCGCAGGTGGTGCATTAACTATTAACATGCCTGGTATGAGCATTACTGAAGCTCCATCTGTTGTTAGAAGTACATTAGATGATTTAGTAGCTTTAGGATATAATATAGGTTTAGGCGCGGCAGACGCTACTTTACCATTTGCTTATCCAGCGTACTTTGTCGATAGAGACGTTTATAGCAGTATAACTCCCACAACTTTTCCAGCAGGAAGTACTTTTACTTCTAGTAATGCAAGTATGCCTATAGTAGCAAGCACCGGCGTTGTTTCTTGGGCTAGTAACTTTAGCGGAGAAAGTATTATAAGATGTACTTATCCAGATGGTTGTTACAATGAGGTTAATATGTTAGTAGGTGTTCCTATGAAAATGACATTTAGAATGCCTGTAGGATCATTAAGTGCTAATGTAGGATATAGTAATGCAGTTAGAACAAATGAATTTGTTATAGACTGGGGTGATGGCAGCTTAGGTGATCAAAGTAGTAACACTCACACATATGCTAGTGACGGAGACTATACTGTAAGTGTGTTTAAAAATTACGATCCATCAATGGGAAGTAGATCTTATTTGTTAAGTGTTGATAAATGGGGAGAATATAATCATTATTTAGGTGGAAATGCTTTCTTGAATTCTTCAAATTTTGATGTTTTAGCTACTGATTCTTGCATATTACATGGTACTAGTCTTGCTAATTGTTTTAAGGGTTGTGGCTCTTTAACTAATGCTAATAATTCCATAGGTAATTGGGATGTGTCTGGAATAACTAACATGAACAGCATGTTTAGAGCTGCCGTTAATTTTAATGCTGATATAAGCCAATGGGTAACAACAAACGTTACAGATATGGCCTATATGTTTATGGGTCAACACTATAGAGGTCCTTACCCTGCTTTTAATCAAGATATAAATACAAAATTAAGATCTGATGGAACTTTAGCTTGGGACACGCAGAATGTAACAACATTTGCCGGTATGTTTATATATAGTTATGCTTTTGACAAAAATATTGGCAATTGGAATACTGATAGTTTAACAAACATGAGTGGCTTTAGATATATGTTTACTAGTGGTGCAAGTTGGCCAAACAATGATATGTCTACTAAACAAGTTACACTTGGCACGCATACTTATATAGCTTGGGACGTAGCTAATGTAACTAGTTTTTCTTCTGCTTTTGGAGCTTCTACATCTAGAGGAGCTAGCGCTAACGGTGTTTCCAACTGGAATACTAGTAGCGCTACAAATATGTACTCAATGTTTGGTGGATCAGGTACTGATGACTCAAGTTGGGATTTATCAAAAAGAACTGTTACAGTAGGTACTGGAGCCACAGCAAGAACTTACACAGCTTGGGACACGAGTAATGTTACTACTATGGGTAATATGTTTTATGCTTTTGCCAATGCAAACAATGCTTATATTCAGGGTTTATCTAATTGGGACACTAGTAGTTTGACAAATATTGTTCAAATATTCCGTGATTTTGAAGAGGCAAACGTTGATTTAAATAGTTGGAACACTAGCAATTTACAGGATGCTGAACGAATGATATTTGGTGGTAGATATACTACGCCTCAAATGGATCAAAGTTTTTCTAATTGGAATATGACTAGTTTTACTGGCACATTTGGTAACTGGGCTTCATCTTATCAAGCACAAAATGGAAGTATAAGTATAGCTAATTATGATGCAACACTTACAAGTTGGGGAGCTCAATCAGTAAACTCTGGAGTAGACATGCAGATGGGTACTAGCCAATACACTCCAGGTATATCAATTGAAGGTACAACAAATAATACTGGAACAGCTACTACTATATATGATAGTACTAAAAACTTTACTAACGAAGGTAATGCTGGAAATATAGCCGTAGGAGATATATTATATAACAAAGATACTAACCAATATTCAAAAGTATTATCATTTAGTACTTACACGGTTGTTACTGATCAATCAATATGGGGAAGCAGTGGTATTAATTATAGAGTAGAAAATTCTAATGCTGCTAGAGGTAAAATAGCTTTAATAAGTGCAGGTTGGACTATAACTGATGGAGGAGCTTATATACCACCTGTTGTTCCTTTACAATTACAGTTTACCGTTGCTTCAAACACTCAAACTACAATAGATATACCTTACGTACAAGGTACTAGTTTTACAGTTGATTGGGGAGATGGTTTTACAGAAACAAACACAGGTTCAAATAATAGAACAATATCACACACTTATAATGATGGTAACAATAACAACGTTACAAATCCAACAGTAAGTATCAATGCCCAAGGTGATGTTAATCCTCTTACAGGTTTTAATTTTAGTCAAAGCGGCGGCGGCAGTAGAACACTTTTAATAGATATTCCTGCTTGGGGAAATACTCCTTTTACTTATGTTCAAGGACTATTAAGTGGATGTAGTAATTTAAACACTTTATCTGCTACAGATGCTCCTATTTTATCAACCTCAAACTTTAATTCAATGCTTAGTGGCACTGGCACTCTGGGCAATGCTGATCTTACTTCTTGGGATGTAAGTAGTGCCACTTATACAGGTTATATGTTTTCAGGTTCACAATTTAATGGAAATATATCAAATTGGGATGTTAGTAATGTAACTAACATGGCTTATATGTTTTCTAGTAGTGTTTTTACTGGCGATTTAACTAATTGGGATGTTAGTAATGTAGCTACATCAAACCACATGTTTAATGGAGGTAGTTCAAATCCTGATATTGCAGGCTGGGATATGGCTGCTGCTAATAATCAATATTTCTGGGCTTGGAGTAATACAGCGTTTAATCCATCACCTTTTCTTATTGGGCACACCGTTGCCAACCAAAATTGGAAATATATGAATAACCAGTCTGCTTGGACGACAAATAACTGGACAGATTTCTTAGTATTAAATGCTAACGCTGCAAATGCTAGAAGCCCTAAAACTCCTACAGGTGCTGATTTTACTTCTAATTCTACAGGTTATAGAACTGTTGATACAACTAGAACATATAGCGGTACTGGATTTCAAAATGCTGGAAGAGCAATATCTTTTTTAAGTGCTGATGTTACTGTTTCAGGAGGTTCTTCAGCTTTTAACGGAGTTTATGGCTATAATTATACTACTCAAAAATGGGTTAAAGACGGTGATACTACTAAAACAATAGAATGGAACGCAACAGAATCAATGTGGGAAGTTTTAAATAGTGGAGTTTCTCAATATCAAGGAACAGGTGGAACTCAAGGAAATGGTCCTGAAAGCTCAACTTCTTGGACTGGTGGAATAACAGTGGTAGACTCAAGTTTAGGCTGGACGTTATTTACAAGTATAATTGCATAAACATTAAAATATGATATTAGTACAATTAACTCAACAAACGTGGTTTATAAGTTATAACGCAGATAAATCTATTATACATTATGGAGGAAGCCCTATTGGCGGATCAATACTTAGCGGCCAACAGTTCCAAGATCCCTTATATTACAATGAAGCAGAATGGATAGCAAGGTTAGCAGAACTAGGTATTACACCTGACACACCACCTGAATAAAATAAAAATGGCAGAAATTAAAAGCATAATATTTCCAAACCCTCCTTTGTATTGGATTACTTGGGAAGATGACACTGAAACAACTGTTCAAAAATATGGTCTTGTTACAACTGAACAAAGATTAGACACAATAAATCATTTAACTAGCTATATAGATGAAGCGGTGTGGAAAAGTGTTTTATTACAACATGGTATTGATCCATACCCAGAAGAAGAAGAAGAATAAATGTAAAAAAAGATTATGAGTGGTAATATTCCTATAGACAACCCTGCTATCAGAACTTATTGGATAGCTTATGAAAACTCAATAAAAGAAGTAGTTGAAGGTTATGGATTTGTAGATCCTCATCAAAAGCTTTTGTCTAAATGGTTTATTGATGAAACTATAGACGAAGACGAGTGGTTAGCTGAGTTAAAAGAACATGGTATAACGCCTGATCCAGTACCAGAGCCACCAGAATAAAATAAATACAATTAAATCAAATCAAATGAAAATTAAAGAAGAAGAATTAAAAACAATTCAAGATCAGCAAACAAAGCTTAATGAATTAGTTCATAACATCGGTTTATTAGAAAGCCAAAAACATGGACTACTTCATGAAATAGCTGCTGCTAACAAAGATATTGAAGAATATAAAACTGTATTAGAAAAAGAATACGGTGCTATTAATATCAATGTTGAAGATGGTACTTACACTGAGATAAAAGAAGATGTCGAAGGTAATAAGGAAGATTAGTATAGGTTCTGACTATAAGAATGATGCAATGCATTATTCAACTGGTCAGGAAGTATACGGTGGACATACAATTAGTGATATACTTTTTGAAGACAAAGACCAATCATATAATATTTTTATAACTAAAAATAATGAAGTCTTACCTTGGAAAAAGTTTAATGCTAACATGTCAATATCTGTAGAGTACGATCTTAAGTATTAATGAAAAGCTTATATAGCTTTATTGTTAAGCCATGTGATAATAGGTATGACAATATAAGATGATCTTTATTTTGTTTCACCTACGCAAATCTATATGTATAATTTAAAACCACATTTAGATTATTGCTTTGTAAAACCACTTAAAAACCAAAACTTATTAGAGAACAGGAAAGAACAACCTAATGTTGGTATAGTGAAATATACTAATAGTGCCTTAGAAGCCATAGGAATCACTCCTGGAACACTTATTACATTCACCCCTAACTCTGAGTTTGAGTTTATTATTGAAGGTGAACGACTTTATTGTATGAAATCAAATGATATAGCTTTAACGCATGAATACCAAGGAAACGAAGAAGAAAATAATCCAAGCTGGGCAAAAAGCAATTGAGGAATTAATTAAGGTAGCAAAAGAAAAGATCGTAGACTCAGACGATGATGTAAGCGCTGATAGATTAAAGAATGCTGCCGCTACTAAAAAGCTAGCTATAATGGATGCTTTTGAAATATTAACTAGGATACAAGAAGAAGAAGATATGTTAAATAATAAACCTAAAGAAAAAGTAGAAAAAGCTTTTAAAGGTTTTGCAGAAGGGAGAAGTAAGTGAGTTACAATCAAACTCTTTGGAAAGAAATTAAGGACGTTGTAAATCCTAAGATATTAGCTAAAAACAATAGGTTTAAAAAATGGGAGTATGGCTATAACCCTGATTATGATTTTATAGTAATAAGTAAAACAGGTAAAATTGGACAAATCATTGAAATACAGAATCTCAGGATTGCTTTACCAACAGCAGATGAACCGTTTAAACGAAGCGAAAAAAAAGCAGAACAATATTGGGAAAAACAAGAGTACCCAAAAGAGCTAAATAGAATTAAAAGCAGGTTTGACTGGGAAGAATATCCATCAGATTTTAAAGAAAAATGGTACGATTATATTGACAATGAATTTAATAGACGAGAAAAAGGATTTTGGTTTTATAATGATGGTGTTGCTACTTACATTACTGGCACTCATTACATGTACTTGCAGTGGTCAAAGATTGACGTTGGAGCACCAGATTATAGAGAAGCAAATAGATTCTTCTTTATATTTTGGGAAGCATGTAAAGCAGACAACAGATGTTACGGAATGTGCTACCTTAAAAACAGACGATCTGGATTCTCTTTTATGTCAAGCGCAGAACTTGTTAACCAAGCTACAATATCTTCCGATTCTAGATACGGTATACTCTCCAAGTCTGGTGCCGATGCCAAAAAAATGTTCACAGATAAAGTTGTCCCAATATCCGTCAACTACCCGTTCTTCTTTAAACCTATTCAAGACGGGATGGATAGGCCGAAAACTGAGTTGGCATATAGAGTTCCAGCCTCGAAGCTTACTCGTAGAAAGCTCCAAGAAAATATTAAAGAATTAGAACTAGAAGGATTAGATACAACTATTGACTGGAAAAACACAGGTGATAACTCATACGATGGTGAAAAGCTAAAAATATTAGCTCATGATGAAAGTGGTAAATGGGAAAGACCTGACAATATATTAAACAACTGGAGGGTTACAAAAACTACATTACGTCTTGGTTCTAGAATCGTAGGTAAATGTATGATGGGCTCAACTTCAAATGCTTTAGATAAAGGTGGAGACAACTTCAAAAAATTATACTACGCTTCTGATGCTACTAAAAGAAATAGAAACGGACAAACATCTTCTGGGCTCTATAGCTTGTTCATTCCTATGGAATGGAACTATGAAGGATTCATCGATACTTATGGACTACCTGTATTCGTTAGAAACAAAACTGCAGTTAAAGGAGTCGATGGCTATGAAATTACAACAGGAGTTATTGAGCATTGGGAAAACGAAGTTGAAGGACTTAAGTCAGATCAAGACAGCTTAAATGAATATTATAGACAGTTTCCAAGAACAGAGCAACATGCTTTTAGAGATGAGACTAAAGACAGCTTGTTTAACTTAGTAAAAATATACGAGCAAATTGACTTTAATGATGAAATGAATAGTCAAGCTAGTATATCTTTAGGTAATTTTCAATGGAAAAATGGGATTAAAGATACTTTAGTTAGCTTTGTGCCAAATAACAACGGTAGATTTAGATTAACTTGGGTTCCTAGTGTAGGAATACAAAACAACGTAATATTAAAAAATGGAATTAAATATCCAGGTAACGAACATATTGGAGCTTTCGGCTGTGATTCTTACGACATTAGCGGTACTGTTGATGGTCGCGGCTCTAAAGGAGCATTACATGGATTAACTAAGTTTTCTATGGAAGACGCACCACCTAACCATTTCTTTTTAGAATATATATCAAGACCTGAAACTGCTGAAATATTTTTTGAAGATGTACTTATGGCTTGTATTTTTTATGGTATGCCAATTTTAGTAGAAAATAATAAACCAAGATTACTATACTATTTTAAAAGAAGAGGTTATAGAGGATTTAGTATGAACAGGCCAGATAAAATTTGGAATAAGTTATCAACTACAGAAAGAGAAATAGGTGGAATACCTAATTCAAGTGAAGATATAAAACAAGCTCACGCAGCCGCTATTGAGTCTTATATAAACGAGAATGTAGGTCAACTAGAAAATTCTATGGGTAGTATGTATTTTCAGAAAACATTATTAGATTGGTCTAAGTTTAATATAAATAATAGAACTAAATTTGATGCTACAATAAGTTCTGGTTTAGCTATAATGGCTTGTAATAAAAATAAGTATAGACCTATACCTAAAAGAGTTTCAACAAAAATAGATTTAGGAATAAAAAGATATAACAACGAAGGAGTTACCTCGAAATTAATACAATAAATATATATGATTTATACAACTAATAATAGTTCTTTTCCCGACCAGGTGGTACCTGACGCAGAGAAAGCTACCTTAGAATATGGTCTTGCCGTTGCTAGAGCGATTGAAGGTGAGTGGTTTAGAAACTACAGGTACGGAACTAATTACCCTGGTTATGCAGTAAATTATAATCAATATCATAACTTAAGATTATATGCTAGAGGAGAACAGTCAGTAAAAAAATATAAAGATGAGCTTGCTATTAATGGTGACTTAAGCTATTTAAATTTAGACTGGAAGCCAGTGCCAGTAATACCTAAGTTTGTAGACATTGTAGTTAATGGTATGTCACAAAGAAATTACGAAGTAAAGGCATTTGCTGTTGATCCTTTTTCTACTAAGAAAAGAACTAACTATGCTAAAGAATTAATGAGAGATGTAAGAGAAAGGGAGTTAGCACAGAAAATTGAAGAAGTTACTGGTCAAAAACTTCAATCACCACAGTATAAAGAATTAGGTTTAGAAACAGAAGAAGAAATTAAATTACATTTACAGTTAGATTATAAACAGTCAGTTGAAATAGCTGAAGAAGAAGTTATTAATGACGTTTTAAATAGAAATAAATATGATTTAACTAGAAGAAGAATCGCACAAGATTTAACAGTATTAGGTATTGCTTGTACAAAAACTAATTGGAATCAAGCAGAAGGTATTGTTGTTGATTATGTTGATCCAGCTGCTTTAGTATATTCATATACAGAAGACCCTAATTTTGAAGACTTATATTATGTTGGTGAAGTAAAGTCAATATCATTGGCTGATTTAAAAATGCAGTTTCCGTATTTAACAGATCAAGAGCTAGAAACAATACAGAAATATGATGGTAATGCTGAGTACTTAAGAGGTTATAATGGTAGAAATGATAATTTAACAGTACAGGTTTTATACTTTGAATATAAAACATATAGTGATCAAGTTTTTAAAATTAAAGAAACGCCCACTGGGTTAGAAAAAGCTTTAGAAAAGCCAGATACATTTAATCCACCTGAAAATGACAACTTTGAAAGAGTTTCTAGAACTATAGAAACGTTATACTCAGGTGCTAAAATATTGGGACATCCTTTAATGTTAAAGTGGGAACTGGCTAAAAACATGACAAGGCCATTTGCAGATACCACCAGAGTTAAAATGAATTATAATATATGTGCGCCTCGTATGTATAAAGGACGTATTGAAAGTTTAGTTGGTAGAATAACAGGTTTTGCTGATATGATACAATTAACTCATTTAAAGCTACAACAAGTAATGTCTAGAATAGTTCCTGATGGTGTTTATTTAGATATGGATGGTTTAGCTGAAGTAGACTTAGGTAATGGAACTAATTATAATCCAGCTGAAGCTTTAAATATGTATTTCCAAACTGGTAGTATAGTTGGTAGATCATTAACTCAAGATGGTGATCCTAACAGAGGAAAAGTTCCTATACAAGAATTACAGTCTAGCTCAGGAGGTGCTAAAATACAGTCTCTTATACAAACATATGAGTATTATTTAAAAATGATAAGAGATGTAACCGGATTAAATGAAGCTAGAGATGGAAGTACTCCAGATAAAAATGCGTTAGTTGGTTTACAAAAGTTAGCTGCTGCAAACTCTAACACTGCTACTAGACACTTACTACAAGCTATGTTATATATTACTTCTAGGACGTGTGAAAATATTTGTTTGAGAATATCAGATTCTTTAGAATATCCTTTTACAAAGTCAGCTTTAGAAAATAGTATATCAAGGTACAATGTTTCTACATTAGAAGAGATAACTAATTTAAACCTTCATGATTTTGGTATATTTTTAGACTTAGAACCAGATGAAGAAGAAAAGCAATACTTAGAGCAAAATATACAAATAGCTTTAAAAGGTGGTGCTATTGATTTAGAAGATGCTATTGATCTTAGAGAAATTAATAATATCAAGCTTGCTAATCAGATGCTTAAAGAAAGAAGAAAAAGAAAACAAAAGCGTGATCAGCGAATACAACAGCAGAACATGCAAGCTCAAGCTCAATCTAATGCACAATTAGCAGAACAAACTGCGTTAGCTGAAACACAAAAGCAACAAGTATTAACTGAGCAAAAAATGCAACTAGCAAAAGCTCAAAGTGATTTTGAGATTTTACAAATGCAACAAAAAGCTCAAATTGATCAGCAATTATTAGATCTTAGGTATTCTTATGATATGAAGCTAAAACAAATGGAAGTAGATTCTCAAGCTCAAAAAGAAAAAATGATTGAAGATAGAAAAGATCAAAGAACAAAATTAGAAGGTTCACAGCAAAGTGAGATGATCTCACAAAGGCAAATGGATGGACCGCCTATAAATTTTGATGCTAAATACAGTGATTTATTATCACAATAATTTTATATTAACTATTATATTATATTATGTCAGAAATAAAAGAAGAAAAAAAAGAAGGTTTAAAAATAAAAAAGCCTTCTTATAAAAGACCTAATGATCAGGTCTTTAAAGTTGATTTAACTAAAAAAGAAGAAGATGCCGTTCAAGAGTCAAGCACAGAGGAAGTTCATGTACGCAACGAATCCGGAGATGGCGAAAAAGTGGGAGAAACACACGAAGAAAAAGTCGTTGCCACTGAGAGTAAAGAAGAAGAAGTAAGTCCAATAACGGAAGTACAAGAAGAAAAAGAAAAAGAAAAACAAGTTGAAGAAGTAAAAGCTGAAACTCCAGAGCTACCAGAAAATATAAATAAATTAATTGAATTTATGAAAGATACTGGTGGTAATATTGAAGATTATGTCAGGTTAAATACTGACTATTCTAAAGTAGATGCTGATGCTTTATTAGTAGAGTATTACAAGTCTACTAAACCTCATTTAAATAAAGAAGAAATAGAGTTTTTAATAGAAGACAGCTTTTCTTACGACGAAGATGAGGAAGATAAAAAAGATATTAAGAAAAAGCAGCTTGCTGCTAAAGAAGAGCTTGCGAAAGCAAGAAAGTTTTTTGAAGAAACAAAGCAAAAGTATTATGATGAAATCAAGTTGAAACCTAATACTAGCTCTGATCAACAAAAAGCCCTTGACTTTCTCAATACATACAACAAAGAACAAGAAATAGCTAAACAACGTCATGAGATGTTTCAGGAAAAAACAAAAGATGTTTTCAATGATTTCAAAGGTTTTGATTTTAAATTTGGAGATAAAACTTTTAAATATAATGTAAACAACCCTGATGATGTTGCGGCAAAACAGTCTAACTTAAACACATTCGTTAAGAAGTTCTTAAACAAAAATGGTGAAGTTGTTGACGCTGTTAACTACCACAAAGCTATTTATGCTGCTGATAATGCTGATGCTATAGCTAAGCATTTTTATGAGCAAGGTAAGACCGACGCTACTAAAGATATTATGGCTAAATCTAAAAATATAACAAATGAAACTCGTCCACAAGACAATGGTGAAATTTATTTAAATGGATTAAAAGTGAGGGCAATTAGCGGTGCAGATAGTTCTAGGTTGAAATTTAAAGTAAAAAATAAAACAACAACTAAAACATAAAAAATGGGATTTGTAGGAAACAATTCTTTCCCTGCGTCGATAGTACCGATGCCTAGTAAAGTTACTGTACAAGATAATTACATTGACTTTCAGGCTGCTGGTTTCGAACAATGGGCACAACAATATCTACCTGAGCTTTATGAAGCTGAAGTAGAGAGATACGGAAACCGAACAATAGGCGGTTTCTTAAGAATGGTAGGCGCTGAAATGCCTATGACATCAGACCAAGTTATTTGGACTGAACAAAATAGATTACACATTGCGTATGACACTGTACAAGTTGCTGCTGGAGCTAATTCAACTGTGACTGTAACTATTACTCAAGGTGCTAATCCTGCTTCATCAGCTATTAGAAATGGTAATACAATTTTAATTTCAGATAATGCTACTGGATTAGTTACTGCTAAAGCTTTAGTTACCGCTGGCGGTGGAACATACACACTAACTTGTATTCTTTATGAAACAACTGCAGCTGCTATTCCCGCTGGAATTGTTACAGGTGCTGCTACTAATAGCGTGTTTGTATATGGTTCTGAATTTCCAAAAGGAAGTCAGGGAATGTCTGGAGCAATTGAGCCAGGTGTAACTACTCATAAAAATTCACCAATTATATTAAAAGATAACTATGAACTATCTGGTTCTGATGTTGCTCAAATTGGTTGGATTGAAGTAGCTACTGAAGATGGTCAATCAGGTTATCTATGGTATTTAAAAGCTGAATCTGAAACAAGATTAAGATTTGAAGATTACCTAGAAACTGCAATGGTTGAAGGTGTAAGACAAGCTAACGTAAATGCTAATACTCAGTTTGGTGCTCAATTTGGAGATGCTTCTGCTTCTCAAATAAAAGGTACTGAAGGTTTATTTTCGGCATTAAACGATAGAGGTAATGTATACTCTGGATTTGCTGGTGCTGCTGCTCCAGGATCTGGTGCTTTAGGTGATTTCGATGCTATTCTTAAGCAATTAGATAAGCAAGGTGCTATTGAAGAAAACATGTTATTCTTATCTAGAGCTACTGCTCTTGATTTTGACGATATGTTAGCTGCTGTAAATGGCTCTTATGCTTCTACTCAAGCTGCTTCTTATGGTTTATTTGAAAATGACGGTGATATGGCGTTGAATTTTGGATTTTCAGGTTTTAGAAGAGGTTCTTATGACTTCTACAAGACTGATTGGAAATACTTAAACGACATTACTCTAAGAGGTTCTGATAACGAGATTGATGGTGTAATGATTCCTGCTGGAACTACTACAGTATACGATCAAATGTTAGGATCAAACATCAGACGTCCTTTCTTACATATAAGATATAGAGCTTCTGAAACTGAAGATAGAAAAATGAAATCATGGATCACTGGTTCTGTAGGTGGAGCTTTCACTTCAGATCTTGATACAATGAGAGTTAATTTCTTATCTGAAAGATGTTTAGTCGTACAAGCTGCTAATAACTTCGTGTTATTTAAAGGAGCTTAATTAATTATTAACATTTAAAAGATAGAAATTATGGCAAATTACATTAAAGCAATTACAGCAAATGCTACTGCATCTGCTGCTGCAGAATTTATATTAATTCCTGTAGACGGTGTTATGGCGTTAACTTTTGGTGGTTCACCAGGTTCTTCGCATATTCTTAATATTTATTATTTAGAAGGTACTGGATCTAGCGCAAGCAACGGAAGACAATTCCTTGTTAACGTTACTATTCCAGATGCTAACACTACTACTGCTGCGGCTATTACAACAGCTTTTTATAAAGCTATGGCTGAGGCAATACAAAGTCCAGGAAGTTTACCGTTATTACTTGAAAATGATACGGTTGTTACTTCTGCTGCTGCTGGATCAGCTGCATTGTAATAAATTGGATTTACAATAATAAGATCCCGCTTCGGCGGGGTCTTTTTAATTATTATATTATATTATATTATGGAAACAAAAACAAAAAAAGCTCCTGCTCCCAAGCAAGAGGTTAAAAAAGATACTTGGGAATATAAAGATAGAAACTATTATCTATTAAACAATAAAACACCGTTAACTTATACTTTACCTAGTAGACACTCTAGAAGATACCCATTAGTTTGGTTTGATCCAAAAAAAGGTTACGAAAGAGAATTAAGATATGCTACAAACCAACAGTCAATATTTGTTGATGAGCAAAAAGGATCTGTTACTTTAAAGCATATTGTATTTGAAGAAGGTCACTTAATGGTTAAAAAAGAACAAAGAAATTTACAAGAGTTTTTACTTCATCATCCTCATCGAGATTTAATATTCGCTGAGTTTGATCCTGTAGCTAATGCTGTTGATGAGTTTGATTATTTAGAAGCTGAAATATCAGCAATGAATATGGCTTATGAAATGGATGTAGATAAAGCAGAAGCTATATTAAGAGTTGAAGTAGGATCAGGTGTTAGCAAATTAAGCTCAAAAGAACTTAAAAGAGATTTATTATTATTTGCTAAAAAAGATCCAGTGTTATTCTTAGATTTAGCTCAAGATGAAAATGTTGAGTTAAGAAATCTAGCTATTAGAGCTACAGAAAATAGAATAATATTGTTATCAGATGATAATAGAACTTTTAAATGGGCAACAAATGGTAGAAAATTAATGAATGTACCATTTGACGAAAATCCATACTCAGCTATGGCAGCTTGGTTTAAAACTGATGAAGGTTTAGAAGTATATAACTCTATACAGAAAAAACTAAAATAACAAGTGATTATAATTAAGGCGGCTACTCGCCGCCTTTTTAATATATATAAATATGGCAATTAACGCAAATACTGTTTACCAAACTGTTTTGTTTATTTTAAACAAAGAGCAAAGAGGTTATATGACTCCAGCTGAATTTAATAGCTTAGCTACGCAAGTTCAACTAGAAATATTAGATAAGTACTTTGATGATTTAAATTTATTTTTAAGACAAGCTAATAACAGTACTGAATATGCTAATAAAGTTAAAACAGTTGAAGAAAAAATAGCTGTATTTGAAAGACAAACTACAACTACTAATTTTGATTTAAATCAATTAACTAGATTTTATAAGTTAGGAACTGTAACATATGTAGGTACAAATGCTGCTGGTAATAATCCTTTTGGTCCAGAATACCCTACGGTTTTAGAAGAAATTACACAAGGAGAGTTTAACTTAATAAATAAATCTCCACTCACAAGACCTAGTGCTGCTTTTCCAGTATTCACTATAAGAAATCACACATTATACGTTTCGCCTACTATAGCAGAAATTACTATAAACTACATAAGAAAACCCGCTGATGTTACTTGGGCTTATAGTGTAGGCTCTTTAGGTCAATACGTATATGAACCGACTAATACAGGAGCTGGTATTATTCCAACTACTGGATCTGTAGACTTTGAATTGTCAGAATTAGAACAAACAGAAGTTACACTTAGAATACTACAATACGCTGGAGTTATAATAAGAGATCCACAAATAATACAAACTGCTTCTAGCCTAGTACAGCAAGATGATGCAATTGAAAAAACTTAATAAATGGGACTAATAACAGAAACTAATTACCAATATTACCAAGGAAGCCAATTGTATGTAGGTACTAACACACCTACTCAAGACTTAACATGGACTGCTAATATAGTACTAAACGATGCTGATACTACTAGAATTGCTAACTATGTTGTAGAAACTAGAGCAGCTGGAGTAGTTGATTTTTCTTTATATCCTTTAGCTAATTACTCTTTGATAAGTAGAAACGTAGTTAGATTAACTGTAGCTGTACCGGTTACTACTGAAATAAGAATTAGAGCTATAGATCAAGCTAAGTGGAATAACTACGGTGGTTATGAGTACGTAAGCTTAGATGAAATAATAACTAATTTTATGGCTATATATGTAGGTAGTGATAAAGTAATATCAAATGCTAGAAGATCTGATGTTATATTTCATGCTAAAAGAGGTTTACAAGAATTTAGCTATGATACTTTAAAATCTGTAAAATCACAAGAGCTAACTATACCTGCTAGCTTAACTTTACCTATACCACAAGACTATGTAAATTACGTACAATTATCTTGGATAGATACATCAGGTGTTAAGCATATTATATATCCAACTACATTGACTAGTAATCCTACGCCTATAGTTCAAGACAGCGAAGGACTACCTACTCAAAATAGTAAAGGAAGTAATATAGAGTCAGCGCAAGCTTTTACTACAGAGAGATGGCATACTTTAGATCAAAAAGATTTAACAGGTCAGTTAGATATGGACAGTTCTAATGTTTATGATTTTGATTGGTGGAAACTAGCTTATGGAAGAAGATATGGACTAGATCCTGAGACAACTCAAAAAAATGGTTGGTTTACTATAAATGAAAGAAAAGGTAGTTTTTCTTTTAGTAGTAACTTAAGAGACAGATTAATAATAATAGATTATATATCTGATGGTTTAGCTTATGATGAGGATGTTAAAGTACCTAAGATGGCAGAAGAAGCTATGTATGCTCATATAATATATGCTATTACTAGCGCTAAGTTAAATATACCAGAATATATTATACAAAGATACAAAAGAGACAGATCAGCTAAGTTAAGAAACGCTAAGATAAGATTATCTAATATTAAATTAGAAGCATTTACTCAAGTAATGCGTGGTAAATCTAAATGGATTAAACATTAATTATGCCAGAAACTAAAAATAACTTTATAAAAGCTAAGATGAATCAAGATCTAGATGATAGATTGATTCCTCAAGGTGAATATAGAATAGGTCAAAATGTTACTATAAGTAGATCAGAGGGTGATGGTGTTGGAACATTTCAAAATATACTAGGTAATAATAGTTTATCAGACTTTGGGTTAACTGGAACTAAGTTAGAAATAATAGGATATTTAGTTGAAGAAATTAACAACATGCTATATGTATTTATTACAAACTACAATGATTCTTCTCTAGATCAAATATCTAATAAAGCACCTAGCGATTCTAGTCATTATATATTACAGTATAATTTTACTACTAATAGTTCTATAATTTTAGTACAAGGAAATTTTCTTAATTTCTCTAAAACGCACAGAATATATGGTGTTAATTTAATAGAAAATTTATTATTTTTTACAGATAATAGAAATCAACCTAGAAAAATTAATGTAGATATTGCAGTTACTAATAGTTCATATTATAATAGTGAAGACAAAGTTTCAGTTGCTAAGTTTTATCCTTCAAATTCACCACAGTTTTATAAAGAAATAAAATTAAAAGCTACTAATTCGCAAACTGCTCCTGGTGGAACAGCATTAGTTTTGGATGTAAAAAGTACCGCAGCTGCTGAAGGTCTGTTTGTTGGTATGCCAGTATCTTTAACTCCTCAAGGAGGTACACTAGGTGAAAATATATATTTAACTAATGTGTCTAGTGTAAATGGATCTGTAACATTAAGTGCTAATTGTACTTGGACAGCAAATGATGTTATAACATTTTCGCAATATGGTTTGAAAAACTGCGGTAATAAATATTTACCACCAATACTTGAGTGTAATTTATCTGTAGTTGTCCAAAGTAGTGGTACTTATACTTTACAAAATGCCAATAGTGCGGCTCCTATATTAGATGGTTGGAACGCTGTATATAACGACTCTAAGCTTTATGTAGCTAATAGTGGGTCTTCTGCTCCTATAATAACAGAAGACGCAGAATATAAAATAGTAAATTATGCAGGAAGTGTTATAACAATAAAAGATTCAAATAACGCTGTGCCAGCTAATTTAGATGGAACTACAGTAAAAATATACAGAGAAAACCCAGATTATCAATCAGATTTTTCTGGGGATGCAGAATTTTTAAAAGATAAGTTTGTTAGATTTTCTTATAGATATAAATTTGATGATAATGAATATTCTTTAATAGCACCTTTTACTCAAATAGCATTTACGCCTAAGCAATTTGGTAGTTTTGTTTTAAATGACGAAGAATTAGCTGCAAAAAGTTCTGTTGTAAATTTTTTTGAAAACAATATAGACTGTATTGATTTATTTATAAGAACCCCTTTTGAAGCTAATAGCGCAACTCCACCTGCTTACCCTACTTGGACAACAGCTTTTAATGATTTAAACATAAAAGAAGTAGAAATACTATGCAAGTTTGCAAATGAAACAAGTATAAAAGTTATAGATGTTTTAGACCAAACATTTGTAAATAATTTATCAAATAGTGGTAACGATTCTTACATTAAATACACATATAAATCCACAAAACCTATTAGAGTTTTACCAGAAAAAGATGTAACAAGAGTTTACGACAAAGTACCTATTAGAGCTTTAGCTCAAGAGGTATCTGGAAATAGGGTAATGTATGGTAACTATATTGACAAACACACTTCACCATTAAGCTTAGAATACAAACTAGCTGTAACAAAAAAAGTAGATATACCTTTGTCTCAAGATAAAAGAGTATTTAACAACCATACTTTAAAAGAAAATAGAAACTATCAAGTTGGTATAGTTTTATCAGATAGATACGGAAGGCAATCAGACGTTATATTGTCTAGTATACAAGGTTCTACTGAGGTTTCTGGTGATTCTTATGGAGCATCTACAATATATAATCCGTACTCTAACGCTGCTTCTTTTGCTGCTGCTGATATTTTAAATTTTACAGGTAAACAAATGCTTTTATATTTAGAAACTGCTATACCAGAAACAATATCACAACCAGGTTATCCAGGTTTATATAGTGCTAGCAATCCACTTGGGTGGTATACTTACAAAATAGTTGTTAAACAACAACAACAAGAATACTATAATGTTTATATACCTAGTTCTTATAGAGAAGATACAGCTAACTACGATTATTTAAATAGTTATTTTTCTTTAGTAAATGATAATATAAATAAAGTTCCTAAAGATTTAGAAAATGTAGGGCCTGAAGAGAAAGAGTTTAGATCATCTGTAAATTTATTTCCAAGAGTAAATCCTACTACACAAGCGTTTAGTAATACTAATAGTTATTTTATAGAGCCATTAAGACAAAATGATGATATTAGTTCTATTATATACAACTCTCAACAATCTTTTGACGCTTCTGGCGTATTAATAAGTACAGGCTTAGAAGTAGATGTAACTAAATTATACAAAGGAAAAACTGCTACAATTGCTAATATTGTTAACAATAAGCTATTTGGTACAACCGACGCCAATAGTAATGTAGCTTCTTTTAATAATGTAGGTGTATATGAAACAGACCCTTTTGTGTCTAATTTAGATATATTTTATGAAACATCTACATCTGGTTTTATATCAGAATTAAATATATCTATAAATGATGACAATTTAGGGCCAGTTTCATTAACAGCTGATACTTTAGATATATTTGAAAATTCTAGGCTATATGAAAAAGGAACAGGAACAGATGAAGAGCCGCAATATGGCCATGTAATATACACTATAGAGTTAAGAGATAAAGATAATATAGCTATACTAAGTACTAGTAACACCTGCACATTAGATACTGTTTTTTCAAGTTTAAATCCTTCAACGAACATTGCTAGTAAGTTTAAAATAACTAAACAAGTTAGTGGAAATCCAGCTGTAGCTACAGGTAGATTTAATGTTTGGGCTTTAGATTATTTTTATTTTGGAAATGGTCAAAACTTTACGTTTAATATAACAGCTACAGCAAATAGTATAACTAATAGTACTTTAAGTTTTACTGGAGCTTTAAGTAATGTTCAACCTCAGTATAACGAAGACACTAACAGCACTTCTACTGCTCCACCTACTACATTACCATACGCAATACCTACTATTGCCGAAAACTATAGAAACTATAGTAGACAAACTAATGAAACACCTCCTTTATCTTTGAGACCTACTTATTATAGTGGTGCATTTGCCGGCAATAACACTGCTACTCAAGGTTTAGGTACTAGAGGATCTTTACCTTATTTTTATAATACAGGTAGCTATTCTAATATTAGTAGTAAAACTATTGGACCTAACAATTTTATGGAACTAGATGATAGAGTTATAGGGCCACTACCGGGTGGGGCTACAACTTTTACTTTTGGTAAATTTGATAATTCAGCTGTTAATAATAGCTCATCTAGCACTGATAATTTTAGTATACTTTGGTCAGGTTATGCTGGGACTGGTGGTCCAATTAGTTTTGCAAGAAGCTTTTTATTTGGAGGTCAATCTATATCTAGTGTACCATCAAATTATCCTACAGCTTTTCAAAGTAATGTTAATACTGTTATGAATTATTCTTTTGATGGTTCTAGCAGGTGGAGATCTAGAATAGAATATGTTCCAGATCCCTCTGTTGGAGTACAACAAT